CTTTTTATCATCCTGCAAGGTCCACCATACATGAGTCATTTCAATTGATGCTGGATAACCCGGTGTTCCAGGATTTCCATGTTGATCATAATACTCATCAGGTTCACCTGGTTCATAATAATAATCAATTTCAAGATCAATTTCTTTATTTCCTATTACAATTGTATGTGTATATGTATTCATTATTTAAATCTTAAACTGTTATCAACTTGAATAAAATGTTGTGCACAAGCATCACATGTAATATCATCTTCATTCCTATGTAAGGTTTCACCCATACAGTTAGGACATAAAATATTCTCCATATGATAATACTCTTCACAACTTTGTCTTGCTAAGTCTTGTAAATAAGCATCATGATCTCCTCTATATTCATTCTCAATTGTTTCTATAAATTTTTCTTTCATTTTTCCCATAATAATTAATCTAAAGGATTATAATATTTAATTTTATTTTCATCAAAGCCTTTTAAGGCATTCTTAACCCATCTTTCATCAGCTGTGCCTTTATAACATAGTATATGACAGGTAGCTTGTTCTGTAGGATTAAGTCTAAGCAAACGCCCAATACGCTGAGCAGTTTTACGTTCATTACCATAAGCATGCATAATAATACCTTGTTTTAACTTTGGTATAGTAACACCCTCACTTAGTTGTAATACACATGATAACATATTTACACGGCCATCATTAAATAGTTCTAAGTTTTCTTCAGACTTAGGGTTATTAGAATGAAAGCTATGTTTACATATTCTATCTGCTTGATCCTGTGTATTAGCAAACACAATACACTTACTAGATATGTTATTGGCTATACTTTTTACATATAGCTCTTTACTTCCATAATCCATTAGTGCACGCATTCTCATCACAGCAGCAAATTGTTGTTGCTTAGGAGTAACAGCTTCTGCAAATCTTTTATCTGCATACATATAGTCATTATACTCTGATGTATACCAATAACCACCTTTCTTATTCTTTTTCTTGTGTGTAGGTGTTTTTGATAATAATAATTCATGAACAATAATATTATAATCATTAAGAATATTACTATCTGTGGCATCATCAACTGTAAACGTAAACTTAATAGGGCAATAAGTAGCAACCATATTATACTTCTCTGTTCCTTTACGTACTGGTGGTGTACCGGTTAAACCTAATATCTTACCATCAAAGGCAGATAAGAAAGGTTTATGATTATCTAATAAACTATGACATTCATCTAAATAAAGTAATTGATACTTCTTTGGATCTTGTTTGTTAATAGATAAGTATGTTGTAAAGGTAATATGTTTAGCTAACTCTTCTAAACCCATTTTCTTTAGTTCATCATTCCATGATTTGATAACAGATTTCTTAGGTATTACTACCAATGCTTCTACAAATGGGTCATAGTTTTTTTGTAAGTGTTGTATTGCAATTCTTGTTTTTCCAACACCCATTGATATACCTAACCCACATCTTTTATGTTGCATTGCTACTTCCAATGCATCTTCTTGTACTTGTTTTCTACTGTGTGTCATAAAATAATTTTCTTAATTCTTCTTTTTCTATTATTTTTTTTAAATGCATAGAATAGTTGTTAGCTTCTGCATATGATGCATCTAAAGCTGCAAAGTAATCTTCATCACTTGAAATCTTACTTAAGTATCTACACTGATAAAAAGCATAGTCATATACGCTTTCTTGCCAGCTATTATAATAAGCATGATTTAGTTGTGTTCCCTTAGCCGTTCTAATTCTTGATCTAGCTTGTTTCATACCAAAAAGATTGTAGTTCTCTTTAAATATATTACTGGTCCAGTGACCGGTTTCCAATATTGATTGTGCTAATACAATCTCAGGATGTTTAATTCCAAGCTCTTTAATCATTTCAACCAAAGCTTCTTTTGAGAATGGTTCTTCTTGCTCCTTAACAACATGTAATGCAGCTTCAAGCTCTACATGTTTTGTTTCAGCCGTTGACTGACCAATCTTATAACATATAACAGCAACAGCTATAAATATAGCTATTACAGCTACAATAATTTGACCTATAAATTCATTAATAGGTTGATACTGTAATTGTTTTTTATTGTACTTATAAAACATATTTTAATTTTTTATATGAAACATGGGTGCTCCCTATAGGACTTGAACCTATGACCTCTTCATTATGAGTGAATTGCTCTAACCAACTGAGCTAAGAGAGCCTATACCTGAACAGGTATAAAGTGTATGCATTTGCATGCAAGTATACCCTCATGGGTATAATAGTAGCCGGAGTGGGACTTGAACCCACACGAGCATTACTGCTCAAGGGATTTTAAGTCCCTCATGTCTACCAATTCCATCATCCGGCCAGATGTGATCCCACTAGGATTTGAACCTAGAACCTACACTTTAGAAGAGTGTTGCTCTATCCAGTTGAGCTATGAGACCAAGCTATAAAGCTAAGTTCTTTTCAATGAAAAACCTAATTCAATAGCTTCTGCAGGATGTTCTTCTATGTATGTATGACATTGTCTACACACAGACATCCATGTACTAACTGTTAAGTAGTTAGTACCTCTGCCTTTTTTATGATGTACATCAGTTGAATTGTGATTACACCCCGGTAATGCTGCTTGACACATTGGATTATCTTCCATAAACCTTTTTCTAAGTTTTGTGTAAGCAGAATCAAGTATGGCCATTTTCTTAGATTTCTTATTAATAGGTTTTCTTTGTAATGGCTTACTGGATTTTTCTTTGGATCTGTACCAGCAATTCTTGCAATACCGGCTACCTTTATCATTTTTCCAGATAAACTGCTCAGTATTGCAATTATTGCATAGTTTCTTCTTCTTCTCTATCATTTAACAGTTAAAAAGTTTTTAGGCAATAAGCCTTTCTTCATATAAAATAAGATAAGATCCTCATACTTAATATCTAAGTCTTTAAGACTCATTTTATTTATGTATGTTGGATCAACTTCATCAACAGGTATTGCATTCATATCTCTACCAAACTGTGTGTTAGTAAAGATACCAAAAACAGTCTGAACTTTCTTAGCTGTAATTATTTGTTTCCAAACATTTACTTCTCTTTGTCCACGCTGCCATACTTTCTTGATTCTTCTTTTTTTATCCCAATGAAGTTTAGCCCTTTCTTCTGGACTATAAACATTTAAACCGTGTAATACTCTTTTAAATAAGAAGTGTTGTGTAGGATTAAGCTTAGTGTAATCTAAACGCTGTGCTATAATCTCAGGTTGTGTTTGATACTCACTCAGAATTCCTAAGTATTCATATCTTTCTTTACGTGCTTGTAATTTAGCAATTTGCTTTTCAAGCTCAAGGATTTTTTTTTGTTCATTTGTTAGCATATTTTAAAGTATATATAAGGTGTGTAAATAAAAAAGGGCCAGTATTTCTACCAGCCCCTCTTGATAAGTGTACTATGCTATATTACTATAGCTCAAAAGTAGAGTCTTCTACTTCTAATTCTGCTTCTGCTTTAACTTCAGATATAGAATCTTCTAAATCTACTTGTTTAGTATCTTCAGCTACAACTTCTTCAGCTTCTGTTTCTACATCAAAGGCTTGATTTGGTGTAACATTAGTTACTTCTGGTTTTGTAAAAGCTGCTAATTTTGACTCAGTGCCATTAGCTTCACGTATTGCATCACCGTTATTATGAGCTACAAGTGTGTCTTCAGCATTTACATCTGCAACATACATTGTTTTCCTATAAATAGGTTGACCATCTTGACAACAAATAATTCCTGTCTGACCAGCAATTTTCAGATCACGATCTGGATTTACTGAACTAAATGGCTCTAGTGATTCACGTACTACAATCTTACCTGGTAATTCTTTCATGTTTTGAATACCCATTTCTCTTAGGTCCTCTACTTTACCATGTAATAGTGTACTTAGTTGTTTACGGTTTACCCAACCTGTATTACCAAATGATACTTTCTCTTGTGTTAGTCTAATATAACCAAACTCTTCATTGTTATTAGACACACGGATTACGTTCCCTAACTCATCAGGGATAATTTGAACTTTGTTTTGCATTTTTTTTCTTAATTTTTATGGATTAACATTATATGTCATCTGAATTCTCAAACCCATCTTCTAACCTTTCTGCAGGATCAGCATTAACAACATCAAACAAATCTGCTTCAAATTCTTCATCAGATTCTAGCTCTTCAGCTAATTGTTTTTCTTTGTCACTGCCTGCATATAAGTTGTAAAAAGGATTATTACATTCAAGACTATATGATGAACTCATTCCATTAAGATCTTTTATATCCGTATCATCCAGTTGTAAAAACTGTTCTACAGATAGTTCTATTATACGTCCATTTGGTAATTGATATATCATTTTATTTGCAACAATTGTTGTAAATTTAAATATATTTATTACTTTGTGAAAGTATATTTAAGATGTTAATGGTTAAGATCAACAAATAATTAGCAGTATATAGCTAAGTATTTTATTTTAATATTATAATTCTACCCTTCCTTTCCAAGTATCCGGCAATTTTAAGCTCATTTATCAAATATGATATAGTTCTTACTGATTTATTACAGTGATCAGCTAATGTATTTATAGATGGATAACACCTTCTATTTTTATTAGCATAAGTACATAATAAACTGTATAAACCTTTAGCTTGGATACTTAATTCTGGGTCTTGTAGGACTTCTTGACTAACAATACCAAATTTGCTAGTGTACGACATGTTTGTCAAGTAATATTCTTATGGCAGTAATGCTTAATTCAGCATTCTTTAAGTTATCATCTAGCATATGATACTTTTTGTTCATATAACTGCCAAAATTATGAACTTGTCTAGAGTACAATCTCTTCATTGATCCCCAACTCTTGATCTCCTTTCTTAGTAAGTGTTTGTTTATTCTTGCCATGGTTTAAATTTTTAAAATATAGTATATCTTTTTTGTTTACTGGAATTACATCTACAGTCTTTATGTTTGCCTCTACATATTTTAAATTTAAATCATCATCATGATACAAACAATTTACTTTGATTTGCCCATAATAAGGGTTATAAGAGCTATGCCAAGAACCGTCTTCTGTTACTTTAGCATAGACCATTTGAGTATTACTACACATTAGACCAAGTTCTTCCATTGTATCTACGTTAAAATGGCTTTCATGGTTATATGGAACTTCTAATTTTATATAAGAACCTTTTAATATAGGAACATAAGGTTCTTTAGAACTTAATATGTGCAATGTCAATTCTATAGCATGATCTGGTAAAGAGCTAAGTAGTGATTGCATTGCATGATCATAATTGATATTCTTCTTATCTTCTAAGAATTTACCAAGTATAATTGCTACTGTTTTATTTGTTACTGTTGCCATTATAAATAGTTTAAGTGATTAAAAGTGCAGTATATTGCAGTTTTCCTACCTAGTAATATATATAATAATATATTATTGGTACTGTTAGTGTGCAATATGTTGCACTATTTTTTACCCCAAATTATTTCTAACATAACAAATGGTATTAGGATTGCAAATGTCCCTGGCTGATATGCAAGACCTAGTCCTACAAATTCTGCAAATTGAATGTGAAATCTAATTTTCTTCATGGTTTGATTATTTTATTCTAGTGATATTTTCCTTGGTTCTTCACCAATACATTTTACGGTTACGGTTTTTTGATCTGTTCTTTCTATTGCATGTTCTAACGATGGTGTAATCATTTCATATCCATCTTTCATGTAAATGTAAGTGCACTCTTTAGTTTCCATAATATTATTATTTGTAGTAAAGGTACAAAAAAGGTGGAATTATTATAACTCCACCTCTTAATTTATGAGTAAGATGACATGTATCTCATATAGTTGTTGTCATCATTGTGATAATCTCCTACTTCAATTAGGTCATCACTTACTGCAGCTTCACGCAATACAGTATTTCTCATTAGCTCTTCCTTTAATTCTTCTAAGGTTATACCTTTTAGAGAACTTTCTTTTACGGTTTTGTAATCTCCAAGATGATCACGTACAAGTGACCTATGGTTTACGGTGTTTAGTTTGATTACGACTTTAGTTCCGTTGTAAGCAAATCTTTCTGGGTTGTTTATATGTATTCTCATATCTCTTTTTCTAATTTTTTATGAAGATCATTTCCAACTACTACTGATGGTATCCATCCAAATAGTACTGTGGTAAATAGTGTAGCTCCATGTAATAATGATTTCTTGAATGTCCATGTATCTTGCAGCCACCATACAGCGGTTGTAATACATAATACAGTAACAATGAATACTGATAATACAGCTAACATAATTTTAGTGTTCTTCATTTGATTTATTTTTTGTGGGTTTAAGTAATTCTGGTAATTGTGTTGCACCTATTCCTAATAGAGTAAACAATAGTGTACTCCATATGTGTTGTAACATAATCTCTTGGTAAGCTATTCTAAACATTTGAAAAGCCAACCATAAGGATATGATTAGGAAAAAGTAATAAGTTAATTTATTCATGGTTTATATTTTAAAGGGTTTAATTTAATTCATTTTGAAATGACGGTAAGTCAAGTAAAGCATCTTCTTTGGTAACATAGTAGCCAGATAACCTATTATAAGGAAACCAACCTTTCATGTCTTCATCATAGTATAAGTGTCCTATGTAATAGCCAGCAGCTGATTTTAATACTTTTAGTTCTGAGATTTTTTCTTCTGTTTGATACATACGATTTGATTTTTAATAACATTAATCTCCTGTCAATGATGTTATGGTTGCGAACCATGACGTCTAAGTCCATCATACTTGCCACTAGTAAACTGAGGTTTTTCATCATGTTCATTGTAACCCCACGGATGATTAATGAAACACTATCACTGATTATTATTATATCCTCTCCTGAATAGTTGGTGATAGGTTTTTTTTTGTAAATAAGTTTATGTCATACCCAACAACATTGCGGGTAATAATAGTCTACTCTTTATATAGTAACACATAGAGAGAAAGACATAAGAGAGTATAACTATAGTTTGAGTGCATGTACTTGAGTGCATGCTAGTATTATAGCTATATATATATTATATTGTGTTAGCTAGAGAATGAAGATCATTATACCAATGAATATGGCTTATGTGATCACACCCTCATAACTTAACACACATAAATAAATAGTTTATGCATGGTAAAAGATAAGATTGGTGAGGATTGTTACATCCCCACCATATATCTTAGTGTGCCCAGTATAAATTAGGCACAGCTTCACCTGTGGTGTTGTCAATCACTGGTTTCCCTGTGATTTCTAGTGGAAGTTCATCTCCCACGTTTACTTGCATTTGTGATGCTACCTCTGGTTTAACAGCGGTAAAGCCAAATGTAATTTCTCCAGACGCAGCACCTGTTTGTACGCGTACTTGAGTTTCAACACCTCCAATATTTTTTGTTTCCATTGTTTGGTTCAACGGCTCAGAGCTGGTTACTATACCTTTGCCAGACTGAGTGAATTTAAAAAAGTAAGCCATAACTTGTCTTTAGTTTTTTATGGGTTAATAATAATTGCAAGATGTGGCTGGGGAAAAGTTTAATAGCCACATGTTGCAGTATGCTAACTAGTGAATGCTAATTGCAGGCAACAGCTAGGGAAAAGTTTATCCACTAGCTAGTGCATGCTCATTGCAAGCATAAGAGGGTGTTGTTACACACCCATACTCTCTCTTATGTAGTGAACAAACCTATCAACTGCACTATTGACTTGTTCATAGGTTCCTTCTATATCAGATTCACCTTCTTTAATTACACCAAAGGAGTTACTAAATAATATGTCTCCACTTTTATGTATGGTTAAATTCATAGACCCAAATCTATGATGCTGCTTGTTGTACTTATTATCATCAAATTCACTCATATCTGTATCATAGGAATCATGTACAAATGTTGCTTGATTAAATAAGTGCACTTCTATTGCTGACTGTAACCTTATTGTTAATACAATACAATTACCCTCTAACTTTCTTTTTACTTTCATTAGTCCATGCTCTAATTGTTAAAAAAAAGGGGGTTTTTACACCCCCTTGAACTCTTAATGAGCCCAGAACAGATTTGGAATTGCTTCTCCATTGCTGTCAACTACAGGCTTATCCGTTAGCGTTAACGGTAGCTCATCTCCTGCAGATAGATTCATCTGATCTGCTTGTTCCGGCTTTATAGCAGTAAAGCCAAACTTAATCTCTCCTGTTGCTCCGGTCTGTTCTCTGACCTCAACTTCTACACCACCAATCATCTTGGTTGATGTTTTCATACCAGTCAATGGCTCCGTTGATGTTACCAGACCTTTCTTTGTTGTTGTGAATTTGTGAAAATACATAATGCTTAAATGTTTAAATGTTGCCTACCACTTCTAGGGGGGTAGACTATCCCAGAACTTTACTGGGGATTAGTTTAGCTAGCACCTCTCAACAATGCCAAACACAAAACTTTACCAGGACCGGGGGGGTGTAAACTAAAATTAAAAATGGTGGGGGTATAAAAAATTCTTATATTTGAAAAAAAATAAAAGAGGGGTAGTGAAGCTGTAAGAACAATCACAGAATGGTAAGGGTTAGCCAGATTGCACTTTAAAGATAGTATACAGTAACCTTGAAAGACCCGAAGCCTCTCTTTTTAATTTATAATTATAAATATGAAAGCAATACTAAAATTTGATCTCAATGATAGAGATGATAGAATGGCTCACTTAAGAGCAGTTAAGTCTATGGATATGGCTTGTGCTTTATTTGAGATTAGTTGTAATCTTAGAAAGAATGTTGAGCGTAGGTTAGAGAATGATCCAGATGTATTAAGAGATGAGTTTGATGGTATAGATGAAGTATTTATGGACATCAATCGTATCCTAATGGAGCATGGACTGGACATAGATGAACTAATCATATAGGTTAGAGTAACAGCTTGTTTTGCTACTATATCTTATAGTATTATTTTTATATGATCTAAGTATTTTGTATATTATTCATATAACCTTATGAACTAATAGATATGTTAAGTGATGATTTTTGGGATGGTTTGAATGACGGAACTGATGAGGACGCAACTATGGAAATGCTTGAAACAGCATATAACAATTCATATAAGATTGCTACAAAGAAGTGCACATTTGAAGAACTCATAGAATTAGCTGATGACATGGAAGTTAAGTTTACTGTTGTAATGCATGACATAGATCTTGGACCTAATGATGATGATATTGAGAATATGATTACTTGGTATGAGCAGTATGAAGACTATGAGAAGTGTGCCGAGCTTCAAAAGGTTTTATCCAAGTGAAATGGTTAATTGCACTTTTATTCTGCATTGGAATATATCAAAACTCCTTTGGTCAAGAGTGCAGCCCATACAGAACACCTAAACATTGGGAATTAAGTAAAGCTAAATCAGGGGCTATTGGTTATGTAGCTTGTTTGCATGCTAGAGGTGTTGTTGCTGAAGTTGGTTATGATAATGTCTTTATTGGTGTATTAGCAATGGGTCAAGGACATCATGGTGCCACCTACTCTTTCCTGCAATATGAATTTGCAGTTCGCAAATCAAGAATCTATGGTGGCCCTGTATATAGATTAAATCATGATCCCACTTTAATAATAGGTAGAGTTGGTGGAGATTTAAAACTTTTTAGTAGAGTGTATGCAACCGCAAGCATATTACAAATCAATCGTAATCTAAACTACTTACACGTAGGTTTAAAAATAGTCATTTAGTAATAACCGGCTAAACTTTTTGTATTTAAACTTAAAATTGTATATATTTGTTAAACATTAAAACTAACAAGTATGTCACAAGAAAATCAACCCGTAGAACTTTCTAAAGAAGAACTACAAAAACGTAGAGAAGAAATCACTGCTTTTTACAAAGACAACATTAAGCATCTTAAAGTTCAAAAAGAATATGAAGAACTATTAAGAGATGTTGAAAAGGCACGTGCAGAAAGGTTACAAGCACAAATGTTTTTAGCACAAGCGTATGCAGCTAGTGAAGAAGGAGAACAAGAAGGTGAACCTAAACAATCATCAGAAGCTAGAGCTGATTTTGAAGCTGCAATGACTGCAGTCAATGAACCAAAAAGTAGAAATCTTAAAAGAAAATAGTTATGGAAATGTTAAAAGAAGGCTCAAAAGGAGCAGAAGTAAGAAAACTTCAACAACTATTGCAAATAAATAAGGATGGTATTTTTGGACCAGCTACTAAAAAAGCTGTTATTAGATTTCAGTTAGGGCGTAACCTAAGAGCAGACGGTATTGTAGGTAATGAAACATGGACTCTTCTATTAACCAGTGGGCCTGAGTTAGAAGCTATTGATGAAGACACTGATTTAATGGAGCAGTATTTTACAACCCCATTTAATCAAGTTATACATAGACACTACTTACCTGATGGGGAATTTATAAAAGGTCCTGTCACAAATGATTACATATTCATACATCACACCGCTGGTTGGAATAACCCTTATAAAACAATTGATCATTGGGGTAGAGATAAAAGAGGCAGAGTAGCAACTGAATTTGTATTAGGTGGTCAGAAGGTCACAAATAGTGATAATGAGTATGATGGTGTTGTTGTACAAGCATTTCCTGAAGGAGGTCAAGGATGGCATTTAGGTAAAACTGGTTCTGGTTTTATGAATCGTCACTCTGTAGGTATTGAAATTAATAATTTTGGATATCTTAAAGAAGGAAATAAAACTTATGCAGGACAAACTGCAAATGAAACACAAGTATGTAGATTAGATGAACCGTTTAAAGGTTTTTTAAATTGGCATAATTATTCTGAAAAACAAATAGAAGCTTTAAAGCTATTATTATTGTTTATAGCAGAAAGAGATAACATTGACTTACGCATTGGTTTAGTTCAATGGATAAAGAAGTATGGTCCTAACAAAGCATTTGAATATCAAGAAGATGCATATTATGGTAAAGTTAAAGGTCTCTTAACACACACAAATGTTAGAAGAGATAAGTTTGATTGTTATCCGCATCCTGACTTGATTGATATGCTATTAAGTTTATAAAGATGGCAATAGTAAATAAAGTAGATCAAAAAGCTAGAGTTGATATAGATACAACAATCCAATATCAAATAGTAACTTATTGTTTTTTTAATAATATTCAAATAAGTAACTCTGATTTAAAGTGCTTAGCTGAATTAGCTAAAAAAGAAAAGGTGGAACTTACTTTATTTTGTAATGACGTGACTGATCTGGGGATTTTTAAAAGTCCTCAATCAGCACGTAATGCAATTACAAAAGCAAGTAAAAAGAATCTTGTTATAAAAGACGGGACTAATAAAAAGAAAATATATATAAATCAAGATCTTAATGTACAGACAACAGGTCCTGTTTTATTAGACTATAAAATATTAGGCATTGAAAGCTAAAAGCTATAATAAATTTAAAGAGGATATAGCATCTGAAGTTGGGGTACACCCTGATCTAGTAGATGAGTTTATTACTTTTTATTATGCTAAGCTTAGAAGAAACTTATCTAACCTTACGTATCCATCTATTACAGTAACAGGTCTGGGGACATTTAAAATTAGAAAGAAAGCCTTAAATAATTCTATAATTAAGAATAAAAGTATTTTAGGTAATCTTGAAAAACAGACATACAAAGGTTATGAGAAACATATTGCAGTATCTCAAAAATTAAAGGAGTTAGAAGAAATGCAACGTATGATTAATGAAGCTGAAAAAGAAAGAAACAATTTTAGAGAAGAAAAAAAATGAATTTAAAAAAACTAATTAATGCATTTAAGAACCTTGATCAAATTAAACAAGGTATATTAAATACTATTTTTACAAATAAAGAAGTAGAAATAATTGCAGAAGAAAGATTTAAAATTTGTTTGGATTGTGAACATCTTGATAATCAAGGGAATAACTGTTTAGCTCCTGGAACTCAACCATGCTGTTCTGAATGTGGTTGCAGTTTAAAATTTAAAACAAGATCATTATCATCAAGTTGTCCTAAAGAAAAATGGAATGCTTGGTTAACAGAAGAACAAGAAGAAAAACTAAATTTATAATTATGACAAAAGCAGAAATAGTACATGATCTATTATTATATAATATGATCACACCAGAAGCAGCCGTGGTTTTATTAACACCGGAAACAAAACCAACTATTAATGAACCTATTGTAAAATGGGTTACTACAACTACTTAATATGGCAGTAATATTTAAAGAAGAAGGTCATGTATATGAAAGTAGTGACCAAGAGAAAATAGAGTGGACAAGCGTTACATCATTTATAGGAAAATTTAAACCCAAATTTGATGCAAAAGCTCAAGCTAAAAAGTCAGCTAAAAATAAAAGATCTAAGTGGTATGGTATGACTGAAAAAGAAATACTAGGTGCTTGGGAATCTGAAACAGAAAGAGCAATTGGATTAGGTAACTGGTATCACAATCAGAGAGAAGCAGATATGCTAGACTTTAAGACTATTGAAAGACATGGTGTTGAAGTACCTATAATTAAACCTTTAGTTAATGATGAGGGTGTTAAAACAGCACCTGAGCAGAAATTAAAAGATGGTGTATATCCTGAGCATTTTGTTTATTTAAAATCTGCTGCTTTATGTGGTCAAGCTGATTTAGTTGAAATTGTAAATGGATATATTAATATTACAGATTACAAAACCAATAAAGAAATTAAAGAAAAAGGTTTTACTAATTGGGAAGGTATAACATCAAAGTTATACAACCCAGTGGGACACTTAGATGATTGTAATTTGAATCATTATAACTTACAACTCAGTATTTATGCGTATATTATTAAAAAGCATAACCCTAAATTAAAGATAGGAGATTTAGTTGTACAACATGTTAAATTTAAGCAAGTAGGTACAGATAAGAATGGATATCCAATTAATGAATTGATAAATGGGGAACCTGTAATTGAAGAAATAAAAATGTATAACCTACCATATTTAAAAGATGAAGTCAGAAGTCTTATGATGTGGCGTAAAGATAATATATAATGGAAACACCACAAATATTTCAAAGCATTCAAGTAATATCAATACAAGAGGAATCTTCTGATGGTATCCCAATTACTATCAGACGTAACGTTAATACTGATATTGTAATTGATTTAAACAAAGTTGTAGCTTTTCAGCATTATGTAAATCCTAACACAGGTAATATAGACGGTTCAATAACACAAGTAAATGTTGCAGGTTTACTTGATGCAAAATTAATAAAATTACCTTTTAGTGCATTTAAACAATTTATAGACGCTTTATGATAGTAAGACTTTTTGATATACAGAATGGTAAAGTAATACCAACAGAACATTGCTACACATTAAAGTTTTTAAAAGATTTAATGGAGGAATATCCAGATACATATATGACTGTATATCAGTATTTATTTTATATGTCTTGCCCTAATCCAGATTTAAATCCTTTTTTTAATTTGCCTGAGCATGAAAAAGAAGATATTATAATTGAAGAGATTGGTCTTGAGGAGTCTACTGAAGATTCTAAAATAAGATATTCTTTAGAGATGGCAAGAAAACTTTATGAAACACCAACGTACAGAGCTTATGTTGGTATTAAGTCAATGCTTGACAGATTGGCTAGATATATGGAAACAACAGCAATTGAACACGGTAGAGATGGAAATATAAATTCTATGGTAAATGCAGCTGCTAAGTTTGAGCAAATTAGAAACTCTTATAAGGGAGCCTTTAGTGATATGAAAGATGAACAAGAAAGTTCAGTTAGAGGTGGTGCAGGATTAGCTTATGATCAATTATGATAAATGATATTAAAAAAGAAAAGTGGGTATTCTGTTATTGGGATGAACCTGTAAAATTAAAATCAAATAAAAACAACAATGCAAAAAGTAAAGATTATCCCAGTGGGGAAAAAAGTTCTAATAAGAGCAAAAGAGCAATCTAGAATGGTGCCTGGTACTAATATTATTATACCAGATTCAGCATTACAAAAAGAATATAAAGGGTATGTTATTGGTGTAGGTGCAGAAGTTTCTGATATTAATGTAGGTGACTTAATACAATATGCTGAATATTGTGTACCAACTGAAATGGAACATGAAGGTAAAGAACATTTACTAATTAATGTTGGGGATATTCATGCAATTATACAAGAAGTAGAATAATGTATATATCCATTCCAACATATGAATCTGGTAAATGGACTAATACTGAGTTTGAAACAAGAGACAGTTTTAAAGAGTTTGTTTTATCAATCTTTAAAGAACCTGGATTATATGAATTTAATAAAACAGCTTTAGTTTTTAATGAAGAAGCTGTTAAATTTAACAAAGAAGGTTTCTATTGTTCTGCTCCTTTTAGATCTTCAGATTTTACTTCTTATTGGAATGATCAAAAGAATAAATGCCGTGTGGGGGTTATCTATAAAGATGGTTCCCACTCTTGGTATTTAACCCGTGACTATTATATGTGGTTAAACTTTCTTCCAATATATGATAAAGAAGAAAAGAAGTACGGTTTTGCTAAAGTACGTGATGCACAATATCATATGGCATTATATGAAATGTTGGCAGAACTAAGTTATAAGCACTCTGCTATTTTAAAGAAACGTCAGATTGCATCTTCTTATTTTCATATGGGTAAGATAATTAATACGTACTGGTTTGAAGAAGGTAGTACATGTAAGATAGGAGCATCTCTTAAAGATTATATTAATGATAAAGGTTCATGGAAGTTTCTTGATGAGTATAAAACTTTTTTAAATGAACACACTGCTTGGTACAGACCAAGTAATCCAGAAAAAGTATTACTATGGCAACAGCAGATTGAAGTTAAAGTAGGTAATAGAAAAACATCAAGAGGACTTAAATCTAAAATACAAGGTGCTTCTTTTGAAAAGAATGCAACAACAGGTGTAGGGGGGCCTACAACTATCTTCTTTCATGAGGAGGCTGGTATTGCACCTAAGATGGATAAGACCTATGAGTACCTAAGACCTGCAATGTCTTCTGGTATGGTAACAACGGGTATGTTTATAGCAGCTGGTTCTGTAGGGGATTTAGATCAATGTGAACCATTAAAGCAAATGGTACTTAATCCTACAGCAAATGATATATACGCTGTAGAAACAGATCTAATGGACAAAGATGGTACTATTGGACTAGCAGGGTTATTCATTCCAGAACAGTGGTCTATGCCACCTTATATTGATGATTACGGCAACTCTAAGATAGAAGAAGCATTGGAAGCTATAAACAATGAAAGAGTTCAATGGAAAGCAGATTTAAGTCCAGAACAATATCAATTGCGTATATCTCAAAAGCCAACTAATATTGCAGAAGCATTTGCTTATAGAAAAGAATCTGTATTTCCTCAAGGTATTTTATCACAACAACAAAAAAGAATTGAGGAAAAAGAATATGCATATGAGCATATAGAACTTGAAAGAGTCAGTGATGGCATTCTTGCTAAAAGATCAAACAAACTACCTATATCAGAATTTCCATTAAGCAAGAAAGCCCAAGATAAAACAGGTTGTTTAGTTGTATGGGAAAGACCTGTGTCTAATCCAGAGTTCGGAGCATACTATGCTTCTATTGACCCTGTGTCTGAAGGTAAGACAACTACTTCAGATTCATTGTGTAGTATTATTGTATATAAAAACTCTGTTGAAATAACAAGAGAAGGCCCACAAGGATTAGAACGTTTCATAGAAGCAGGAAAGATTGTTGCATCTTGGTGTGGTAGATATGATGATATTAATAAAACACATAGTCAGTTAGAAATTATTGTAGAGTGGTATAATGCATGGACTATTGTTGAAAATAATATATCATTATTCATACAACATATGATAGGTAAAAAGAAACAAAAATATCTTGTACCAAAACAACAGATTATGTTCTTAAAAGACCTTGGTTCAAACAGAACTGTTTATCAAGAATATGGATGGAAGAATACAGGTACTTTATTTAAAAATCACTTAATATCTTATGCTATAGAATTCTTAAGAGAAGAGATAGATCAAGAAACAGATGATGATGGTAATATACTTAGTACAACTTTAGGTATAGAAAGAATACCAGATCCAATGTTATTAAAAGAAATGTTAGCCTACTATCCTGGACTTAACGTGGATAGGCTTGTAACTTTTGCAGCATTAGTTGCTTTTGTTAGAATTCAAGAGTCAAATAGAGGTTATTTGAGAAGAACTGAATCTGAATTAGATGATTCTTTGGTAAATTCAAATAAATTCCATAAATTAAAGTATAGTCCGTTCAAAAATATTGGAAGGAATAAAACTGCTAACGGTGGTCAAAAATTAAAAAGATCAGCATATAAAAATTTTAGATAAGTATGAAAGTATTTAATGCAATGCAATTGAAGAATGGTGCCAAGGCTGATAGCGGGTATCCGTCAACTTCTAGTCTTACCCAGCCTATACAGTTTTTACCTTCAAAGAAAAAAAATGAAGACTGGGCTGCATGGAATTTAGATTGGCTTGAATTGCAGGGTATGCAATTTCTTAAACAAAATGCTAGAAAACTATTAAAGAATTATAAGTTAGCAAAAGGAATAATTGATAAAACAGATTACATAGTTGAAGAAGACAATGATTATAAAGACCTTGTTGATGTATTGACTAAGGAAGATGAATCAGCTTTAGAACTTAAGTTTTATCCAATTATACCAAATGTTGTAAACGTTTTATCTGGAGAATTTTCTAAAAGATATTCTAAAGTTCAGTTTAGAGCAGTGGATGATTTATCTTATAATGAGATGCTTGAACAAAAAAGAGCACTTGTAGAAGAAAATCTATTAGCTGATGCACAAGAAAAACTTCTATTTAGAATGATAGAAATGGGTGCTAATCCAGAAGACCCAGAATTTCAACAAAAACTTTCTCCTGAAAATCTTAAGACTTTACCTGAAATAGAAGACTTCTTTTCTAAAGATTATAGAAGCATGGTGGAAGAATGGGCAAGTCATCAGTTAAATGTTGATGAAGAAAGATTTAAAATGCAAGAGCTTGAGGAAAGAGCCTTCCGTGATATGCTTATTACGGATAGAGAGTTTTGGCATTTTAGAATGCTTGAAGATGACTATGAGTTAGAATTGTGGAATCCTGTTTTAACTTTTTATCAGAAATCACCAGATGCCAGATATATATCTCAATCTAATTATGCTGGCAAAATGGACCTTATGACAATTGCTGATGTAATTGACAAGTATGGATACTTAATGAATCAAAAGCAATTAGAGTCTTTACAAGAAATATATCCAGCAAAATCAGGTGCATATCAGGTATCAGGTTACCAAAATGATGGTGCTTATTATGATGCTACTAAATCACATGAATGGAATACAGGTTCTCCAAGTTTAGGTTATAGACAATTTGTATCTAATTGGAATACTTCACCTGAATATGGTGGGGACGTAATTACTTCTATATTAAATGAAGGGGATGATGTTACTAATTGGGGAGAAGGATCTTTAATGAGGGTAACAACTGTATATTGGAAGACACAACGTAAGGTTGGACATCTAACTAAGATAACAGAAGAAGGTGAAGTCATTCAAGAAATTATTGATGAAACTTTTAAAGTAACAGAAAAACCTATATATGATGATTCATTGTTTAAGAATAAAAACAAAGAAACATTACTACAGGGAGAACATATAGATTGGATTTGGATTAATGAAACTTGGGGTGGTATTAAAATAGGACCAAACTTACCAGCGTTTTGGAAATCAAATGCAAGTGATAATATAAATCCTATTTACTTAGGGATCAACAGAAAAAAACCAGGTAGAATACCTTTTCAATTTAAAGGAGATAACTCACTTTATGGATGTAAATTACCTGTTGAAGGTAGAGTATTTTCAGATAGAAATACAAGATCAACATCATTAGTTGATTTAATGAAAGCATATCAAGTTGGTTATAATATGGTCAATAATCAAATTGCAGATATTTTAGTAGATGAACTAGGTACTGTAATTATGTTTGATCAAAATGCTTTACCACGTCACTCAATGGGAGAGGATTGGGGTAAAGGTAATTATGCTAAAGCATACACAGCTATGAAAGATTTTAGCATGTTACCTTTAGATACATCAATTAGTAACACTGAAAACGCTACAAACTTTAATCATTACCAAACTCTTAATATGGAGCAGACTGGTAGATTAATGTCACGTATTCAATTAGCAAATTATTTTAAGCAACAAGCATTTGATGCAATTGGAGTTAATCCACAAAGGCTTGGAGCACCTATTGGTCAACAAACAGCAACTGGTGTTACTCAAGCATTGAATCAATCTTATGCACAGACAGAAGTTTATTTTACACAACACTCAGATCATTTAATGCCTAGAGTTCATCAAATGAGAACTGATGTGGCTCAATACTATTATAGCAATAATCCAAGTGTAAGATTGTCTTATATAAGCTCTGAAGCTGAAAAAGTAAACTTTACTATTAATGGAACTGATCTTTTATTAAGAGACTTTAATGTATTTGCAACAACTAAAACAAATCATAGAGCTGTCTTAGATCAATTAAAACAGTTAGCAATTACAAACAATACATCAGGAGCTAGTATTTATGATCTTGGTAATATAATTAAAGCTGATTCTATTGCTGAAGTAACTGATATTCTTAAAGATGCTGAAGGGAAGCAAGAATCTCAAAGACAACAAGAAATGCAACAACAGCGTCAAATGCAAGAAGAGCAGCTTAAAGCAAATGCAGAAGAGCAAAAGCTTAAACGTGAATATGAAGCAATGGAAGCTGATAAAGAACGTCAGAATGATTTAGAAGTTGCACAAATAAGAGCTGCTGGTTATGGTTCAATGTCAGATATAAATGAAAATAAAGTAAATGACTTCCAGGATGAAATGAAAAACATTAGAGCTGATAGGAAAGACAGAGAGAAAATGGATTTTCAAAGACAACAAGCTACTCTAAAAAATTCTAATGATCAGACAAAGCTTCAGATAGAAAGAGAGAAAATAGCAGCTCAAAAAGATATAGCAGACAAACAGCTTCAGATAGCTAGAGAGAATAAAAACAAGTATGATTTTAAAGATTCTAAAAAAGAAAAATAAACTTTTTAAATAATTTTAGAAGAAGAAAAACATAGATAGCTATATACTGCAAAAAATGATAATATTTATATGCATTTTATAAGTTTATTTTTAAAATTGTTTGTATATTATATATGTAAGAAATAACAATTACAAAAACCAACAATATTATGGCAACAGAAAGTAAAACAGTTGAGAGCAATGTAGCTCAAGTTGATATTGATTTAGATAGCTTATTTGATGGAGCAGCCGGAGCAGGAAGCGTTACGGTACCAGAAGAAGATAAACCTAAATCTATATTTAGTAAACCAGAGAAAGTTGACATGTCATTTGCAGATCCTGAGTATAAAGAAGAGGATGCTGAAGATGATAAGGAAGCAGAAAAAGAGAATGACACTAAAGAAGAGTCAGAATCTAAAGAGTTAAATAATGATGATAAAAAAGATGCAGAAGATATTTTAAATGCATTTAATGATGATTCATTAGAAGAAGAAAAAGAAGAAAAAGAAACAAGAGGAAGAAAAAAGATTTCTGGAATAAGTGATGTATTTAACAAGCTTATTAAAGATGAAAAAATTGTTCCTTTTGATGATGATAAAGATTTAGCAGATTATTCTGCTAAAGATTGGCAGGAGCTTATTGAAGCTAACTTGGAGGAAAGAGCAAATCAAGTTAGAAGAGAAACTCCTAAACAGTTCTTTGAAAGTTTACCACAAGAACTCCAAATTGCTGCACGTTATGTAGCTGATGGTGGTCAAGATTTAAAAGGTTTATTTTCTACGTTAGCAGAAGCTGAGACAAAGAAAAGCTTAGATGTTAGCAAAGAAAAAGATCAAGAAACTATAATCAGTGACTATCTACAAGCAACAGGATACGGCAATGCTGAAGAGATTGCTGAAGAGATTGAAATCTGGAAAGACTTAGGAAAGCTTGAACAACAAGCTATGAAGTTCAAACCTAAGTTGGACAAGATGCAAGAAAAGGTTTTAGCTAAAAAGCTAGAAGAGCAAGAAATGCGTAAAGCACAACAGCAAAAAGCATCTCAGCAGTATATGGAGAATGTGTATAACACACTAAAAGAAGGAGCCCTAGGTGACTTAAAAGTTGATAGAAAGACACAGTCTATGCTATACAACGGATTAGTACAACCTAATTACCCTTCAGTTAGTGGAAAGAACACAAACTTGTTAGGTCATTTGCTTGAGAAGTATCAGTTTGTAGAACCAAACTATACATTAATTTCTGAAGCACTATGGTTGTTATCTGATCCAAATGGTTATAAAAACAAAATAATGGAGAAGGGTGCACAAAGTAGTGTAGAAAAAACAGTAAGAAAGCTAAAGACTGAACAAGCTAATGCTGGAGGTTCCTCTCTTGGAGTAGATCAACGTGAAGAAGAAACAAAATCACGTTCTACAAAAAGAAAGATACCAAGAAGCAATAACATATTTAAAAGGTTTTAATGAGTAAAACAATAATAAACAATAATAATTAACTAAATAACAATTAACAATTATGGCAACTCCGGTATTAAACAATGGAATTTTCCTTAGAGATACAGCCTACAAGGCTAGTTCTCACGTTGATTCTTATCACCTAACCCAAATGCTTGGATCTTCTGAGCCTATGGATATGGGACCAGTTGATCTTTGGGCAATGACCCAAAAGGTAGAAATGCCTTTGTATCAAATGGCTTCTTTTGGTGGAAAGAACACAATCTTAGTAGACAACGCTCGTGGTGAGTACAAATGGCAAACGCCAATTGCACAAGACCTACCTTTTGTAGTGGCAGACATTGAGCCTACACTTACAGAAAAAGGTATTGACGGTACTACTTTTAAAATCAAAATATCTAAAAGATCTTTTGGACATGGTGATATCATTACTTATGATAAGTACAATGGTTTAGAATTATACATTACAGCAGATGATATTATCCCTGCAGGTGATGGATTTATCTACACTGTACAACTTGTAAATAATAATAGTGCTGTTTCATTAGACAATGCTTACTTAGCACCAGGAACTAAATTCTTTAGAAAAGGTTCTGCACGTGGTGAGTATGGTGAAAGATTCTCAGACATTGAAACTGGATCTGGATTCCGTGAGTTCTACAACTTTGTTGGTGGAGCTGAAGCACACGTACACTATTCTATTTCTAGCCGTGCTGATCTTATGATCAAAGGTGGTTTGAATGCTGATGGTACTGTGCCTGTAACAGAAATCTGGAGAAACTTTGATGAGTCTGGAGATCCTTCTGTATCTTCTATTGAAAGCTTAGTAGCATCTATGGGTAAAGCAGGTGCACGTGAAGCAATGGAAGATGGACGTTTATCAAGAACGTTTGTTACTAACATGGAAGCTGCTCACTTGAGTAAGATTGCAAATGATATTGAAACTTACCTAATGTGGGGTAAAGGTGGTAAAGTAAAACAAGACGGACCAGATGACATCAGATTGTCTGTAGGTTTATGGTCTCAGTTGGATAACTCTTTCAAAAGAGTATACAACAAGTCTTCATTTACTTTGGATATGTTTAAGTCTGAATTATACAACTTCTACCAAGGTAAAGTTGAATTTAAAGGACCAGACCCACAAAGACAATTGGTTGTACAAACTGGTATTGGTGGTATGCAACTAATCAACAAAGCTATTGCTGATGAAGTATATGGTTCTGGGTTAGTTCAAAATGCATCTGATATTGGTGCTGTGAAAGGATCAGGAATGGATCTTGACTTTGGTTTTGCTTACACAAGCTTTACTATTCCTTTCTTAGCTAACGTTAAGTTTGTATTGAATCCAGCATTTGATAACTTACATACTAATGATGTAGAGAATCCATTAATTGATGGAAGACCTTTGAGCTCTTACAGCTTTATCATCTTTGACGTAAGTGAAAATGGAAATGATAACATTCACTTGTTGAAATTGTCATGGGATAATCAACTTAAGTGGTTCTACCAAAATGGTACTATGGACTATATGGGAAGAACTCAAGGATTTGCATCTACAGGTAACTTCAATGGTTATAGAGTATATATGACTCAAACCATGCCAGCTATTTGGGTTAAAGATCCAACTAAAGTTCTTAAGATTGTAATGAGAAACCCTGTAACAGGAGGATCATTCTAAGAATATTAATAGTTAAAGGGGAGGTTGGTAAAACTTCCTCCCTTTTTTTTTATTTAAAAAGTGTTATTTAATTCAAATAACTTTTGCTAGTTTATCTAGCATTAGAAATATTAATAATAAATGTACAAATTATTGTACTTTTGAGTTAAACATAAACATTATTAATTTTTAAAAACCAAAGAAAATGAGTGATTACACTATTGTAGAAAAGTATCAGCAGAATAAAAACACTGCTATTGCAATCAGACCTTTTTTTAATCCTAATAAAGATAATATGGGATTACAAAATTATGGAATGGCTTTGCATGAAGGTGTTTGGCATGAAGAATCTTTAGCTTGTCTAGAGATGAACGGAGTAAAAAGATATCTTACGGGATTGAATGAATTTGCTCCTGAAGTAAAAAGATTATCTCCTGGAGAGAGAGAAATTAAAATTAAAGAAATAAGAACTACTGTAGCACAATTGGAAGCAGAATTAGCAGCTAATGTTATAGAGGTTGAAGATAAAGACTTCTGGAATAAAGTAACATTACTTAAGCCTGATAATGATTCATTTTGGTCACGTATTAGTTTAAGATGTGGTAATGATCCAGTTTATTTAGATCCTACAAAAGATTCTTATGATTTAATTAAAATTCATGCTATTAATGCAGGTGGTTTTGCTATGGTTGGTAGATCTTTAAAAGAAGCAAAGAAAGCAGTAAATGCACCTAAGTTTTATTTAGATCAATTGGAAGAAACCATTAGTGAAAGAACTGTATATACTAAACTTAGAAACAGAGCATTGTCAGAGTTACAAAAACTTTATGATACTGACATTACTAAGTTGATGTATGTTGCAAAAAGTGTTGACATGGAAAGTGTACAATACACTAAATCAACACCAAATGATATCATGTATGAAAATATGGATATGTATATAAATGGTGAAGGAACTGAATCAAATAGCAAAAGAGCTGCACAACAGTTTTTAGATGCTTCTAAAGATTCAATGGAAAATCTTAAAATTAGAGCTCTTGTTAAAGATGCTTTATTTTATAGATTTATACTTCCTAAATCTTCAGGTTGGATTGAAACAATGGATAGTTCAGAAAAGCTAGGTAAAAGATCTGGTGAAGTAATTGAATATCTAAAGAATCCTGCAAATGAAGATACACTATTAAGTTTACTATCCAAGGTTGAACCTTACTGGAACTCGTAAACTATAAATAATGAATAATCAGACTCTACAAATTAAATTAAAGCAAAGACTTAACAAGCTTGCCAGTAATGACTATGATAATATAGAATGCTGGCAAGTTGTAGAGACTTTTAATAAAGCTCAGGTGGAATGGGTGAGACGTCAATTGCATGGTAACAATATGTTCCGTGAAGGAGATGAGATGTCAAAAAGAAGAATAGATGATTTACAGATTCTATTAGAAGAAACAAATCTACCTGGTATACAACTTGATAACTTTTTTGAATCTACTGCCATTCCTGCTAACTATATGGAATTCAAAAGGATATCTGCATTTGCTACAAGTGAATGTTGTCCTGAGCCTAGATCAATGACAGTTTATCTTGCTGAAGAAGCTAATGTAGATTTGCTTATGAGAGATCCTTTGAAGAGACCTGATTATGAATGGGGTGAAACATATTGCACATGGATTGGTAATGATGTTAGAGTATACAGAAGAGATTTTAATATTACTGATGTTAATTTAACATATTACAGACAACCAACTCTTATTGAAATAGCAGGTTGTCAAAATCCTTATGATGGCACTACTACAGTTACAGATGTAGAAGCTGATTTTAAAGATGATATAATGGAATTATTATTGGATGAAACAGCAGCTGTAATTGCAGGAGATATAGAAAACTTTAATCAGTATACAACTAATCAGCAAGATGCTGAGAGAAATAATTAATCATGGATTATAAAAGACCTTTAAAACCAAAAGACAATTCTAAAACAAGTTTATCTAGACCATCTGTAAAAAAAGCTTCAATGGAAAGATCTGATGAAATGAAAAAGGTTGATGCAATTACTTCTGATCTTGTTGTTGAAATAATGAATGCTAGAACTAGTTTTCACAAATTGCATTTACAAGTTACAGGAGATGGATCATTTGCACAACATAAAGCATTAAATGAAATATATGATGCTTTACCAGATCTTATAGATACGGTAGCAGAAGGATACCAAGGAGCATGTGAAGTAATATTAGCATATCCTGATAAAGCACCTGTTACTTTAACTAACGTTGAAGGTGCTATTGAATATCTTAGATTTTTATCTTCTCAGGTTACCAACGCTCAAGCAGTAATACCACATACTGAAGTTGTAAATAATTTAGATCTTATTAAAGATGAAATTAACGCAGCTAAATACAAATTATTATTTCTTAGTTAATTGGTAAATTAAAAGAAAAATTGTATATTATATATGTGCAATGACGCACAATTATATATTTGTTAAATTTAAATTAGAAAAAAATGGCTTATTTTAATCATGCTTTTTATAAAAGCTTTTTAGCATCAGACGCAAGTGCTGCTGATGGAACAAAAACTTCTGCATTGGCTCCTGGTCAATTGGCATTAGTTGACGGTAAAGACTGGACTGCTCATGCAGGTGGTGCTTTCCCTACACCTGGACTTGCTTATTTAGTTCAAGGTTCTTTACATGCAAGTGACACTATTGGTGGTAACAAACATCATGGTGGTTACGCTGAATCTGTAAAATCAAAAGGAATTAACCCAAAATACTTAACAAGAGTATGGGAATCTTCTTGTATTGATGCTGCTCCAGCAACAGTAGAAATTGAAGTTGGTCCTAAGTGTGCACCATGTGGTTCATCACTTTTCATGAGACTTGACGTTAAAGGTGCTCCTGCATTACGTTTTTTAAATCACAATGCTTACGCTGTTGGTGATTCTGCTGGTGTATGTTGTATTGATGGTCAAGAATTTGTTGATCCTGCATTAGCACTTGCTGAAGCTGCAAGAATGTTGCTAGCTGATCCAATCATTGAACCTTTTGTTAAAGAAGCTGTAGGTGGTGGTGTATCAATTACTACTAGTGCTTCAGGTGCTCCTGTAACTACTGTATACACAATTGAAGATGCATTGAATGGAACTTACGTACCATCTACTGATCCAGTAGCTGATGCTGTTTCTGCTAAAGTTGCTTTTGTTGGTGCTTATGTAGATACTAAGTTTGGAGATTGTTCTTTTGATACACGTGATTACTTTGGTAAAGAGCCAATTCAATTGGTAGCTTCTATCATGGATGAAACTGGTAACCCATGTAATGATTGTGGTACTGTAGTAACTACTCCAGGTACTATGCAACAAAAGACTGGTGAGAGTGTTTTAAGAAACATTTTATTGACAGAGTCTTATGGGCAAGCTCCTTTCCATCAAGGAAACACGGATGCACAACGTATGCGTGAGATTGAAGGATCTGAGGAAGTAATTGCTGCTGTTGATCGTTCTGCTTTATACAAAGCTTACTATGTACAACACAGTATTCCACGTTTAAACAATGCTACAAGCGTATTTGATAATGATCAGTATGTTTATGAAATCTTTGTTAAATGTGATGATGCTGCAACTCAAGGTGAAGTTGAAGCATTATTGGATGTATTGATTGCTGCAGCTGTAGCTTCAGGAAACCCAATTGTAAGAGAAGATTCTATTGATCAATAAATATTAGATAACTCTAAATAATGAAGGGTGAGGGAGAAATCTCTCACCCTTTTTATTTTATAATTAGATCTTTTTTTGTATATTATTACTGTAGCATAATAGTTTTATTTAATCAAAATAATCATGGCAGATAAGCACATACTAAGTTTAGAAGTTCCAACAGTAGCAAACTGTGAGATACTATCTATAAAAGATACAAGCCAATATTCATCTAAGCTTAATGTAGATTGCGGTGAAATATTCATTACTCCTCCTGGGTATAATGCACCTGCTATTATAAAAGTAGACCCAAATTTTGATGTTACTTTAAATGGGTGCCTTTTAGGAACTCAAGTTGATAATTGCGGTACAATGAGAACACAATTACCTGATGGAATATATATAATTAAGTATGTTGTTTCTCCAGGATTAAAAGTTTTTGTAGAGTACAATCATTTAAGAATAACAAATTTACTTACTTTATACTATGAAACTCTTTGTCATATTGATGTAAAGGATTGTGAACCCCATAGTGAAAGAAAAGATTTAATTGATGAAATGAAATATATTAGAACTTTGATAGACGCAGCTGTAGCTAAAGTAGAATATTGCAATAGTCCATCAGAAGGTATGTCTTTATATGATTATGCTAAGAAAAGATTACAAAAGATATCTTGCAAAGTTGTAGGATGTTAAATTAAAAAACCAATAAATTATGTGTAAGCACTGTAATAAATCATTTAGTTGTGGATGTCAAAAAACAAAAGCTTCAAATGGAGTTATTGTTCACAAGACATGTCTTAAACAATATGAAGAAGCTTTAAAAAATAGCAAATAAACAACATGGATTCTGCATTAGAAAAAACAATACACACTCAGCAAAAATTTGCAACAGCAGTGTATAAAAATTTTATGTCATTAAGATATGGAATGGAACCTTGTTGCATTGTTGATATGGAAGCAGCTGTAATAGATAAAGAACTTTGTGATTGGCAATCCTTAAAAAGTAAAAATGAAATGGGTTTAAGAAAAAGAAATATAAAACAATGTGAAACAGCTTCAGAAAAAGATGCTGTTATATGGACAAGTGTTGATGTAGATGCTTTAATAAAAAGATTAGACATATTAGAAACAACAACATTAGAAGATGAAAAAGATTTAAACTTTATATATGAACAACCTGTAGGATCACTTAAATGGGTTATAAATCACAATTTAGGTAAGAAGCCATCTGTAAGATTAGAAGATCTTGCTGGTAATGATCTTATGGCTGAAATAGATTATATAAATAATAATACATTAGAAATAGTATTTGCAATACCTGTTGCTGGTAGTGCTTATTTAAATTAATAGCAACAAATAAATAACAATTAATAACAACTAAAAAACAATTATGGCTTTTAAGTATTTGTCTCATTTAGAGACGTTAAACATTGACATGCAAGGGTATGAGTTACAGAATGCTGTAGTACACTCTCTTACCACTGCAACAAGACCCGCCAGTCCAACTGAAGGGCAAATTATTTACAATCAGACATCATCTTCTTTAGAAGTTTATGATGGTTCTAGTTGGGTATCTGCAGCTGGTGATATTACTGCTGTAACTGCCGGTGCTGGTTTATCAGGCGGTGGTGCTTCAGGTTCTGTCACACTTGCTTTAGATTATGCTGGTGCTGATAACTTTATCTTAGCTGCTGGTGCAGGTTCAGGTGATGTTACAACATCAATGAAGATTGCAGTTAGTAATGCTTCAGATAATGTAGATTACTTTACAGTAGCTGCTTTACCATTTACAAATAACACTGGTACTGTAACTTCTGTTGGTGGTACTGGTACAGTAAGTGGTCTTACTCTTACAGGAACTGTAACTAGTTCTGGTAACTTAACACTTGGTGGTGCATTAACATTAACTTCAGCACAAATAGTAGCTGGTTTAGGTTATACACCTTATGATGAGACAAATCCAGACGGATTTACAGATTTTGCTGAACCAGGTATTTTCTCTGGTGGAGGTACTCCTACATTAGCTGCTGGCGTTACTGCTGCAGAAATCAGAACATTAATTGGTGCTGGTACTTCAAGTACTTCAGGTACGGTTACTTCTGTTGCTGCTGCTGGTAATGACGGAATTACAGTTTCTGGTTCTCCAATTACTGGTGCTGGTACTATTACGTTAGGTTTATCAGACGGTGGGGTTAGTAATGCTAAATTAGCTAATTCTTCTGTAACGTTTGGTTCTACTACAGTTGCATTAGGTGCTACTTCAACTTCTATTGCTGGTTTAACTGCATTAGATTTTGTAGCAGGTGATAGATCAATTGGTGCTTCTATTGGTGCTAATGATTTAACTCTTGGTGCTGCTGCATCTACAGTTGTAATTCCTGGTAACTTAACTGTTAACGGAACAACAACAACTGTTAATTCTAACACTGTAAATATTGGTGATGCAATTATCACATTGAATTCTGATGAAGCAGGTGCTCCTTCTCAAAACGCAGGTTTTGAAGTAGAAAGAGGTACATCAGCTAATGTTCAGTTTGTATGGGATGAATCAGCTGATAGATGGGACTTTGGTGCTGCCTATGATGTACGTGCTAATGCCTTTGTTGGTGATCTAGAAGGTAATGCTGACACAGCATCTGCTTGGGCAACTGGAAGAACTATTACTCTTGGTGGTGATGCTGCTGGTTCTGTATCAATTGATGGTACTGCCAACGTAACTCTTACTGTTTCTGGTGTTGAAGCATCTAGCGTTAAAGCTAACTCTGTTGCTCTTGGAACTGATACTACTGGTAACTATGTGAAATCTATTGTTGCTGGTGAAGGTATTGATGTTACTGCAGCTGGTGAAGGTGCAGACGTAACAATTTCTGCTGAAGATGCTTCTACAAGTAATAAAGGTATTGTTGAATTAGCAACATCTGCTGAAGCAGTAGCAGGAACTGATACTTCACGTGCTGTAACACCAGCAGGAGCCAATGCATTAGTTACAGACAGAATAAATGCACATAAGTTTGCTGATACGATGCCAGCAGGGCTAGTAGTTTATCCAGCTCCGCATGGTTTTGGTAGTACTTTTGGTGTTGTTACTGTTCTTCCTATAGTTGCTACTCTTTTTGATGCAGTAACAGGTGAGCAAGTTATGGCTGAAATGGTTCAAGTAGATCCAGATAACCTTGAAATTAGATTGGTAGCACCACATGCTAACGATATAATTATAGCATTACAATACGTTGGGTAATAATTAAATAATCAATTAGATTTGTAAAATCTAAAAAAAGAAATATGGCAATTAAAATTTTATCTTCATTAGAACTTGGCAATTATCAGTTTTCATCAGAAGATGGTAGCAATGGTCAAGTGTTAACAACAGATGGTAGTGGAAATGTGAGTTTTCAATCAATCCCACAATCTTCTAACTTTTATTTGAACGGTGCATCTTTTAATACAGGCTCAGGGGTATTAACTTTGACTGTTAATGGTGCAACTAATCAAACTGTTGATTTAGATGGCAGATATGCTTTAAGCAGTCATGTTCATGATTATGACAATTATGGTTCTTGGTCACTTAAAACAAATAGTGTTCAAAGAACTACTGTACAGTCTGGGGGCACATTAGATCTTATTGCAGGATCTAATGTAGCCCTCAGCTACAGTGCTGGAGGAAAAGTCACAATTTCTTCCACAGATACAAATGATAATACAAATCATTATGTGACAGGTGCATCTTTTAGTACCAGCAATGGTATACTAACATTAAGTAGACTTGGTTTAGGTGATCTAACGGTAGACCTAGATGGTAGGTTTACAGATAATGGTTACGCAGATGCAATGAATCAACATGTAAGAGTTGCTGATTCACCTACATTTAGAAATTTAACTCTTGGGGGAACAGCTAATCCTAGATTAGATTTTAATGGATCAAGTGATACTGGTGTTGATATGTCAATTGTAGCTACTCCGGAAGGTCTTGATTTTATTGAGCCAGAACAATCTGATAAAATACAGTTTCAAATATTTGATGATGGTGGTGTAAATTCTCCATTTGGTTATCAGTGGAACGGTCAATCATTAGATTCAAGGTATGCAGCGGCTTCTCATGAACATCCTATTTCAGAAGTAGCAGGTTTACAAGAACAATTAGATGGTTTACAACCAGCTGGTTCTTATTTAACAAATGAGACTTTAACAGAATTATCTATAAGTGCTAATGTTCTTACATATAAAGATGAAGCAGGAGTTACCCATGATATAGATTTATCATTATATTTAGATGATAGTAATCTTGCTAGATTGACAAGTGGTACTCTTAATGGTAGTACAGGTGTTGCAACTTTTACGCGAAGTGATAGCTCTACATTTACTGTAGATTTTAGTGCATTTCTTGCAGACGCTAATAACTATGCTGATGCACTTTCTTTTAGTACTAGCAATGGTGTTCTTACTTTAGGAAGAAACGGATCTTTAGCTGATTTAACTGTAGATTTAGATGGTAGATATTTAACCTCATTACCAAGTCATAACCACAATTCATTATATGATACAATTGGTTCTGCCAATGAAGTAAACACAAGAATTGATCAAGAAGTATTACCTGCTATTGATGCTAAATTAGATAGTTCTGTAAATCCAATTAAAGCTGCTACAGTGTCTAATGATACTATTACATTTACAAGAGCAGATAATACAACATTTAATGTAACAACTTCTGATGCAAATACATGGAGAGGAATTCATGATACACCAGTTGATGGTGCTACTGCAATTTCAATTAGTTCTAACTGGGCTTTTGATAATGTTAAAAAAGCAGTTCCTTCTAATGCGGTATTTACAGATACTAATACACAGCTTACAGATGCGCAGGTTAGAAGTAAATTTAGTGCTGGTTCAAATGTTTCTATAAGTTCATCTGGTGTAATATCATCAACTGATACAAATACTGATACAAATAATTATTTAAGTTCTGCTTCTTTTAATACAACTAATGGAGTACTTACACTTAATAGAAGTGGATTGGGTGCAGTAACCGTTGACTTAGATGGGCGTTATGCTTATAGTTCACATAACCACACTTCTTTAACAGGAGTTACTTCCATAGGCTTTGCTGCACAATCATCAGATGCTGCTTCAATTTCAACAACCATTAGTAGTACATCAACATTTTTTGATTTTAACTTAACTGATGACAATAGTAATGATTGGTGGAGATGGAGGTTTACACCTTCAGGTAGTACGGTTTATGATGCAATGACATTAAAACCTATAAGCAATGGTAGATCAGATTTAACTCTTTCTGGTGTTATGTATGCTTCTGGTGGTAATAGTGGTCAATGGAATCAAGCAGTTGCTTGGGGTAATCATGCTCTTGCCGGATACACAAGTAATGTAGGTACTTTAACAGGTATATCTACAGGTACTGGTTTGGATGGAACTTGGAGTTCTGGTTCTGGTACTATTACTTTGGATTTATCTGAGTTAGCTGATAAAACTGATGCTATTGATGCTTCAGTTGATGAAATAATAATGTTAGATAATGGAGCAGAAAGAAGAAAAAGGTTTGCTGAAATCTTTGGTTCTGCTGCATATGTGAATACAGGATCTTTTGATGCTGCTGGTTCAGCTGCTGCTGTAGCTGATGAACTCAATCTAAGAATTGATAATGAAGTTTTTTCTGCAATCCCAACAAATAACAATCAATTAACAAATGGGGCTGGTTATATCACGGATGGTAATACTGGGTGGAATAACACTTACGGTTTTATTACAGATGGTAATACTAATTGGAATAATACTTATGGGTTTATTACTGCTAGTTCTACCGACACCCTAACTAATAAGTCAGGTAATATCTCTCAATGGACTAATGATTCTGGATATATTACATCTATACCATCATCATATGCAACTGATTCTGAAGTTGACACTAAAATAACTACAGCAATTAATAATCTTATTGATGGTGCACCTGGTGCGCTTAATACATTAAATGAATTAGCTGCAGCAATTGGTGATAATTCTAGCTATGCAGCTAGTATCACTACAGCATTGGCTGGAAAGCAAGCAGCAGGTAATTACTTTACAGATGGTGATACTGTTATTAACATGGCTAATAATGATGGTTTTGTTTATAATGACTCAACCAACAGAATGTATGTTAAACTTGATGGTAGTGACAAGGAGATTTATCATACAGGTAATTTTAATCCTGCAAGTTATCAAGCTGCAGGTACATACAATACTATTATTGGTACAGACTCAGATATAAATACTTCTGGAGCTACTATTATAGATAACATCTACGTTACTGATGGTGTAATTACAAGCATGGGAACAAGAGTATTGACCTTAGCAAATTTAGGTTATACCGGTGCTACTAATGCAAACTACATAACAAATAACAATCAGTTAACAAACGGTGCAGGATACCTAACTTCTACAAACGACAGAAACTATATTACAGATAGTAGAGGTGGTTATAGACTTCCTTCTTATTATAATGACAGATATGCTCAATGGGATTTCCAAAGTAGTACAGATACTGCAGCCGGAGGTGATGAATGGCATGGTATTTTAACTGTATCCAAATGGTCAGCTTTTGATATAACCCATAGACAAGAACAATTATTATTTACTGGGGATAATTTAAAAAGAAGAACTGCATTAAGTGATAGTGAGTGGGGTGAAGTTAAAACTATTTGGGACTCTGGTAATATTAATCCAATTGTTTCTGCTACTGTATCAAATGATACTACAACCTACACAAAGGCTGATGGTAGTACGTTTGCACTAACTACTTCAGATGCTAATAGCAATGTTTATGTAACAGGTGCTTCATTTAATACAGGTAATGGTGTACTAACATTAACTAGAAATTCAGGATCTGTTACAGTTGATCTTGATGGGCGCTACTTACAAAGTATTAGTTCATCAAATGTTACAACTGCTTTAGGTTATACTCCTTTGAGTACATCAGGTAAAGCTGCAGATTCAAACCTTTTAGATGGATTAGACTTAGCAACAGGTAGAAATAATGTAGCAAATCAAGTTGTAAGAACCAATTCAAGTGGTTACGCTGACTTTGGTTGGATTAACACAACATCTGGAAACACAACAGGTACTCTTACAGATATATATGTAAACACTAATGATGGATACATAAGAAAAGCAACACCTGCTCATTTTAGAAGTCAGATTACTGATGGTGCTTATGACTCTATAGGTTCAGCAGATGCTGTTAACGCTCGTATTGATAATGAAGTGTTACCAGCTATACCTATAAATAATAATCAGTTGACTAACGGGGCTGGATATATAACATCTTATGTAGATACAAACTACTACTTAAACGGAATTACTAAGAGTGGTAATACTTTAACATTCTCTGTAAACGGAACTACTAATCAGACCTACACATTTGGCGATGCTGCATTCCAAAACGCTGCGGCTATGACTGTAGCAGAAGCAGGTTATGCTTCAAGTGCAGGTGAAGCAAATTATGCTGAGAGTGCAGGTGCTGTAGATTGGGCGGCAGTGACAAGTAAGCCTACAATACCTACAAATAATAACCAATTAACAAACGGTGCAGGATATATTACATCTTATGTAAACACCACATACTCAGCTGATGGTAATTATGGTATGACTTTATCTGGCACTACATTCAGATTAGAAGATGATAGAAGAAGAAACTCAACATCTACTGATATATATACAGGTAATACACATGATTTTACTTGGTATGATGCATCTGTAGGTATTAGATGGTATACTGCTGGTGCTGAAGATATGCGTTTGCAAGATAACGGTACACTTCATGTAGATGGTGATGTTATTGCTTATTCTAGTACAATATCTGATAAAAGACTTAAAGATGATGTTGTTACAATAACAAATGCTGTAGACAAAATTAAAGCATTAAGGGGAGTTGAATACACATGGAATGCAGGTACAAGAAAAGATAAAAGAGATCTTGGTCTTATAGCTCAGGAAGTTGAAGAAGTTTTACCAGAGATTGTGCATGAGCATGAAATGCCTCTTATGGAAGATGCTGAAGAAGGTACAGTTTACAAAACAGTTGATTATGAAAAAATTGTAGGTGTATTAATTGAAGGTATGAAAGAACAACAAGCGGAGATTGACTTATTGAAAGCAGAAGTAAAATTATTAAAAAGTAACTAATATGCCACTTCAAGGATCAGGTCAAATAAGTATAAGTGATATTAATGCAGAGCTTGGATTATCAAATTCAAATTCAAGTTTAAGAACTTTATCTGCTGATGCTGGATTTTCTACTCCAGATGCAATGTCTGAGTTTTATGATTATAGTTCTAGTCCACCAGAAGTAAATGAATATTTTTGGGATTTTGTTGAAGATCAAAACGGTACTCGTTATTTAGCTAATTTTCCCAGCATTAGCCATACAGATAATTTTTCATTTAGTATGTGGGTACGGCCTTCATGGACGGCTACAGATATTAATGTTGTTTTGTTTGACTTCGTACAGGATACCAGTAATAGGTTTTTCCTAATTTATGACTACGGATTAAATAGATTTGTTTGGAGGTACAGGTCTGCCGGAGCTAATTTTGATAGACAGTGGAACCTAACAGGAGCTAACAGTGCAGCTACAGGCTTGGGTACTAACTGGAGCGCAATAAATAGAGGACTCCGTAACGGATTTGATTTTGTACATCTTGCAGGGTCTTATGATGCTTCTCAAACTAATGCTTCTAATGCTTATAAGATATATTGGAACGGTGTAGAAATGCCTGTACAAGCAGTAGCAAACAGTAACGCAAAAAACGACTTTATTAAAGAGTCTTTATACATAGATGTTAACGGAACAAACAGTACTGCTGATAGAGATGCTGAATTTGATAATATTGCCTTCTGGAAAGGTAGGGTACTTTCTGCTGCTGATATCACAGCATTATACAATAACGGAACACCGGCTACAGCAGCATTTGTCAATCAAGAAAACAGTCTAGACTTTGAAGCCACCTTTGAAGAAGGAATACCAGAGGATACTACTGGTAACTGGCAATTAGAGTACGCTGGAGGAAACCCAGAACCGTATTAAAATTAACAAATATTTTTTTATTTAAATTTCTTTTGATATATTTGTAGAAATTAATTTTATAATACCATGGCAAAAGCAAAAAAATCAACACCAGCAGTAGAAAAGATTTCTGCTGAAGAATTAGAACAATTACAAGGTTTGCAAAAATCAATTGGATCAGCTTTAAACAGCTTATCAAATATTGAGATTGCAAAGTTTGAACTACTTAATGATCATTCTAGAATGAAAGCAGCAATGCAAGAACTTTCTGCTCAACTACAAGAAAAATATGGGGAAGTAAATATTTCTCTTATTGATGGAGTTATTTCAGAAGTACCTGCTCAAGAAGCTGAAATGGAAGTTGCTAAATAGCATCACTTACATTTTTTAAATCCTATTTTATAACTTAAGTAATCATCTTCTTGTTTGATTACAAAAACTTTTGTATATTATATATATATACAAGTAGGTTTTCTAAGTTGTAAAATAGGATTTTATGTTACCAATAAAAAACGGAAGCACTTCACCGTGCTCAAATATATCTTCAAACTGTGTTGTTTGGCAAGGTCCAGACATTCCTTGCATAGGTTTGTGTAGTGGAGACACGGTTAGTGATGTTATTGCTAAGCTTGCAGAAAAATTATGTAATCTATTAGAAGCAGGTTCTCCTGATATAGATCTTTCAGGTTTAGATCTTGCTTGTGTATTACCGGAAGGTTCTAAGGCACCAGATGCATCACAAGATATTATACAACTTATTATTGATTATGTGTGTGATATTGAAACAGGTACCATAGCTGGAGAGGTGTCACCAATAGAACTTTGTGATGAGTTAATTTATGAAGATCCTGCAACTGGATTAGACGTAACTGAGCTACCACTAGCTGATTATGCAGCACTTCTTGGTGCTAAAATTTGTGATATAATTGAGAGTATTGATGTTATTAAGTTAACTCTTTTAGATTATGAATCAAGAATTACAATATTAGAAGAGTGTGTTGGTTTACCTTGTACAGAGACTGTAGATGAAGTAAATGTTGTTTCATCTTGTATTATACCATCTGCTACAGTTCCTCACTCTACATTAACTTTAGCTTTAGAAACAAGATTTTGTAATTTAGAAGAAGCTATAGGTAGCCCTGCAATTATAGTAAATGCTGTCAATACAGCAGGTTGTATCACAGGCTCTGATTCTACGCTATCTCAAACAAGTACATATGGTAGTAATCCTGATTGGATTAATACACCAACAACTTTAACACATTCTGTTCAAAATGCTTGGGTTGTACTATGTGATATGTATGCAGCTATACAAGATATACAACTGAACTGTTGTCCAGGTGGATGTGATTCTATTATGTTTGATTATTCAGCATCTGTCAATAATGATGGTGCTGGTGTAGCAACTAGTATTTCTTTATTATTTACAGGTACATCACTAAGCTCTGGTTTTAGTGATTGTGGTGGTTCTACCACAGTTACTTTGACTGATGTTAATGGTGCAACAAAAAGTTCTGTAGTAAGTGTAGCTGCTTTAGCAGGAACTACTACAGCTTCTGTAATACCAATTAGTCCTTTAAGTCCTTATGGGGATATAACAATTGAAGTTCCTTTTTGTGTAGAAGATGAAACAGATCAATGTAATGAAACTAAAATAATTACATTACCAATCGGAGTTGTATGTCCAACAGATATAGCAGCAGAAAATGTTACAGCAACTGATGTAACTGTAACATTTACAAATGTACTTGGTTCTGGAGCATCCTATGTAATAGAAATATTGAAAGATGGTTTAGTTGTTCAGACAAGAACTGTAAACTCTCCAGCAGGTTCTGTGGCGGAAGTCTTTACAAGCTTAGATCCTAATGATGGATACACTATTAGAGTAACAGCATCTATAAGTGGACAATCAAGTACTTGTACAACTGTTTATTTTGTAACATTGACAGATGAACCTCCATGTGACTCTGGTATAGACCTGGCAATTATTATGGATTATACGGCTTCAATGTCATTACAAATAACTAATGCAAAAAGTGGAGCTGCGTCTTTAGTATCAACAGTAGCTCTAGAATCAGGATCAAATGCTTATAGAATGGGTCTTGTAATTACTGATGAAGTCCCTAATGGTGGTAATGTAACCTATTCAACTAATACAGAATATACATCATTACCAACTGCTCAAAAATATGTTAATACTGCAGGGACTCCTAATTCAGATATTTATATTACTGCAATGGAAATGTTTGGATCAAATAATGGATTTCAGTTCCAAACTCAATTAAGCAAATTAGATAATACACTACCTTTGGGTCTCGGTGTTAATGGAGCAGAACCAATGGATATAGCATTAGATTTAGTTATAAATAATAATTTCCTTGGTTCATTTAGAAATAATATTGCTAAATATATTGTGATAATTACAGATGCCGAACCTAGTGGTACAGATGATGCCTATAATTCTCCAGGAGGAGATAATGATGATGCATTTATTGCAACTTTGGAAACATCTTGTATTGCTCAAGGTATAAAAGTATTTGTATTGGGTACAGGTGCTAATAATCAAGTATATAAAGATCTTGCAACAAATACAGGTGGATCATGGAATACTTCATTTGGAAGTGATTCAATTCAATCTGCTATTGAAAATGCATGTGATTAAGATAAAAAAATAAAAAAATGAGTTGTAATTGTAATACATGTAAATCAAGTCCGTGTGGTTGTAAAGATCATAGTTTAACTACACCTTGTGGTTATACTGACTGTAGTCCAGGTAATGAAAGATGTGATGATGTACAGTGTACTGAATGTGTTTCATATTGTGGATCTACATTTCAAGTTGAAACACCAGGTGGTATTTTAAAAATAAATACCGGTGAAAGGCTTGATATGATTATACAAAAATTTAGTTTAATGATAGCTAATGGTTTAGGTGTTTGTACTGCAGATAATGTACATCATGCACCTTATAACGTTTATGCTGAAGATATTACAGATACAAGCATAACTGCAGTTTGGGGTGGTATATCTTCTTTAAGTACAGCATTTAATGTTTATTATGATACTGTGGTTAGTCCATCTGGTTGGGTTTTAGCTAACGCAACTCCATTGGCAACAGCAATAGATGATTTTAACATTACTTTATTAGCACCAAGTACAGAATATAAAATTAAAATAGTATCCGTTTTAGGATCAACAACTTGTGATTCAGTTGAGATTTTGGTTACTACAACAGCATAACAACAAGAAGTGGTGGTTTGTTGGTTTTCTACTACTAACGTTGGAGAGGGTCCCTACGGGGACCTTCTTTTTTTTATACAATAAATTTTAATATATTTGGTAAACTTTTAAATATTTCTTATGAGTAACTTAAAACAAAAAGTAAAAGATAGTTTAAGATGGAAAAAGCATCCAGCCATTAGTAGTGAAAGACTTGGTATAAGTGAAGAAGAATATATTAAGATAAAAAAACAAATTTTGCAAGAAAGAAAAAAAGATAAAAAGCAAAATAATTTTTTTAACAAACTATCTAAAAATTCAGAAATAACAGAGGCCATAAATCTAGATAAAGGTGAAGGTAAGATATCAGGAACCTTCAACCATGAACCAAAGAGCGCAGAAGAGATAATTAAGTTATTGAAGATAGATATAAACAAATGGAAACTATCTCAGTACTGGAATAAACAAATGGGTGATCATTGGAGAGTATCTGCTTTAGTATCTCAAGTTAAAAACTCTGAACAAAAGCTATTTGAAGATTTACTAAAAAACTGGGAACCTAAAACGTATAGAATACCTTCATCTAAAATTAGCAAAGGAAATAAAGAAACTGTATGTGGTGTTATGTCACTTCAAGATATTCATTTTGGTAAAGAAGGTAATGATACAATTGATAAAGATTTTGAAGATACTATTATAAATTTAATGGAAAGAGCAACACCAGCTCATTACATTGAAAAAATGTATTTTGTTGTAGGAGGTGATTTAATCAACATGGATACTTTTGAGGGTACAACTACAAGCGGTACAGGTTTAGATAACTGTATGCCTGCCACAGAGGCTTATATGCAAGCGTTTGATGCAATGCATTGGGCAATTAATTATATTAGTGCTTTTTGTAAAGAATTGGTTGTTGTCTATGTACCAGGAAATCATGATAGGCTTTCTTCATTTCATTTAGTTCATGCTTTATCTAAGTCCATAAAGTCAAGTAAAATAACCTGGGATGTTAAATATGAAGAAAGAAAAGTGCATGTATATGGTAACAACTTTAATGCATTTGAACATGGTGATAAGAGAAGTAAAAATAATCCTTTAATATATGCCAGTGAGTACCCAAAGCAATGGGGAACTACAACTAACAGAACATTATTTAAGGGTCATATTCATACTGATAGACGAGTGGAATATATGACATCAAATGAAACAGCTGGATTTATAGAAAAAACATTACCAAGTTTAGGTAAAACAGATTACTACCATTACTCAAATAAATATGTTTGTAATAGAAGATCAGGAAAATTAGAACTTCAACACCCGTTAATGGGTAATATCTGTGAATTAACATATCAGGCAATATAAAGAACAGCAACTTATACTTTCATAAGTGCTGTTTTTTTTGTAAATTAATAATATAAGTATGATTAATAATTTTAATAAGCCTGACTTAAATGCCCCTAGATATAGGAGTAAAACGTTAGGTATACTAAATAAAGAAACATTTAAAGAATTTAAAGACAAGAGACCATTATACTCAAACATAGATGATGATAAGTTAAAAAATATTATTAAGCTATATAACAGAGCATTATGGAAAGGAGTAATAGAACATAGAGACGGTGTAGAGTTACCAGATTCATTAGGTTATATATTTATAGGAACATGTCCTCCGGCTAAGACTGTGAATATAGATTATTCTAAATCTAATGAATATGGTAAAGTTTTAAGAAATAAAAATTGGGATACGGACGGAAACATAGGAAAGATATTTTATACAAATTGGTCAACTAAATACAGATTTAAAAACAGAGAACTTTGGTCTTTTGTTGCCTGTAGAGATTTTAAAAGATCAGTGGCTAAAGAATATCCTAAAAGTTGGACTAAGTATGTAAAGATGCAGAGCAAAATGAAAGTCTCTCATTTATATGATCCTAATTCAAATGATACTAAAGAAGCACTAAAGAACTATGATGAATTTGAAACATAAACATCATGACAACTATAGGATCAGTAATATCAAGAATAAGAGGTCAAGTAAAAGCAGAAGTACAAGATGCTTTTGTAACTGACAGATATGTATATAGCTTAATACAAAAATTTGCACAACTGTTAATTAGAAGGCAGGATAATGCAAATAAGCTTATGAAATTTAATGCTATATGGAAGACTCTTCCTTTTATAGAATTAATTGAAGTAGATAAAGTAGAAGCAGCTTGTACTGGAATCCAATCAGGTTGTACAATTAAAAGAACTAAAAATAAGCTTCCTAATATGATGGAAGGTTATTGGGGTCCATTAATTAGAACTGTTAGTTCTATAGATGGCTCTAAAGAACTTAAAGCCACCCATCCGGGTACTTATACCTCCTTAACAAAAACAACTTCTTTTAGATACAATAATCAAAAATATTTTTGGTATATGAATGGCTATTTATATTTACCAGATTTAGAATGGGATGCTGTAAAATTAGAAGGTGTTTTTGATGATGATATATCAGATTGGCTGTGTGAAACCAAAGATGAATGTACGCCAAGATACAAGCAAGAAATAAATATTCCAGAATCATTATTTGCAGAGATAGAGCAGCAAGTTATGCAAGTTATGTCTAATACATTAAGAATACCATCTGAAGATTCTGATAACAAAATTAATTTACATAGATAATGGCAATATCACACAAATACAGAACCTTTGATAGTTTAATGGAAGACGTTTCTATTGACTTTTCTTCTTATGCTTTAGAAGGCATGATTGACGCTGCACAACTTATTAAAGTAGCAACAAGAGTTAACTATGATTTAGGTATAAGAATACATAGAACAAAACAAGTAGTTTTGGATGTAGAACACAATAAAGCTAGACTACCTCATGACTTTGCATATTTAAACTATGCATTTATTTGTGGTGATTACAATGTTGAAGTAAGCATGCCATCAGGAACTCATATTGAAGATGTTGCTGTAGATTATGTACCTGATCCAGGTTTTACAGATTCATGCAGTGATGGTACTTGCAATGATGTTTGTGTAATTCAGAATTGTCCTGACGGTAAAGAATATAAATTAATACATAAAGTAGCACCAAGTCAATATAGATCTTACACTGCTTTTTCACCGTTACGTATAACAAATGTCAATGATGCTACTTGTGACTGCCCTAATATAAATGTTAAATCA